TAGTTCCTGTCATTGTTAACAACATCAATGAACTTCTCAGCGAGCTTACTCATTGGCACAACAACATTGTCAATGTGATCCTTTGTTAGGTAGTTCACAATATCAGTCTCATCAAGGAAAAATATCCTCAAATCAGACTCCCAATCATAAACACTCTCCCTTCCAAACTTTACATATCTAACATCATGTAACAACCAAACAAGTGGAGTTTTTTGTGTAAGGTCATTGCTGAACTTAGTCCACTCATTGTTAGCTGAAATCTTAGTTCCTGGCACAAAGTAAGGCACAGGCAAAGTAAGTATGCCGGTTGCAGTTCCTGCCACCAAATACTCATCTGTTTCAACTTCTGTGATTAGTAATGTGCCATTGAGATACTTACCTACTCTTGCATAAGACGTATCACATGTGATAGTTCTCTCTTGAATAGGGTCATACAACCCAAGGATCTCATTATCAATCAACCCAACTAACTCCTCAACTGCCTGTGAAACATCCTTTGTCATAACCAATATGCTGTTAATTTTGGAACACCTCTGAACTTTCTATAATCACCAATACCAACATATGTAAGTTCTATTATTGCATTATCATCACCTCCTGGTAGTATGAATGTATCACCTATTGTGTAGTTCTTACCTGCATCTACAATGGTAACCTCTTGCACATCTGAGCCACTCGGTGTGACTGTGATATCAACTGTCAAGCCTGTGCCTGTGCCACCTGTTAAACTTACATTTGTTTGATCAACATATCCAGTGCCCCCACTTGTCAAATTCAGTGCAACTGCTTGACCTAATGGGGGAGCTGTGGTATATCTTATGAAATCTCGAATTGAATTATAGGACCGTATTGCCTCATTGTAACGAGTGTACATCATGCTAAATAAAGTATTTGCCACTGTACTATTCTCATTATCTGGCTTAACTAATCCTATTGGCGTGATTTGATTACTCAAGTCTTTGACATATTCAAAATAAATAAATCCTTTCAACATCTCTTTAATCCCCTCTGAGTCCAATTGGTTTACACCCTCATATATTCCATTGAAATAATAAAAGTTGTATCCCATGTCCTCCGATAATGGATTAAATAAGACTAAGAAATTAGGGCTTTGAGGTACGTTGTTTAATAGATCACTTTGAAACTCATTGTAAAAAGTAATACCAAACAACTCCTTCAAATATCTTGGCTCATACCGGTTGATATAATCCTGCAATTTAGCTTGATCATACATACCTGTACTTACTTGATATTTACCCGTAAAATCTTGTATTGAAAGTATCATTTTATTTTATTTTTCCGTATCCTTTTTTTACCAAAATCTCTGCCTTTAAGCCGAGCATCTTCCATATTTGACCTTTTGCAAGGCCAGGGAATGTGCCATTACTAATGAATGTGTACTCTTTGTTTGGATCTAAGCTCACAGCCTCAACAGTTGGAACCTCAATCTTATTCTCAAGTTCTACATTAGCAACTTTCTTTTTGCGTGGTTTCTTTTCCATAATGGATTAAATTTTAGTCGTTGATTAGAGCTAAATCAGTTGCGATATCTGATTGAACAAACGCATTAACATCATTACCTTTGATGTAAGCTACCAAACGAGCCTCACATAAGATAGTAACCATGTTACGAGTGAAATCATCATTCTCATATCCTACTGACATATTCATGTCCTCTCTGAACTTGATGTTGAATTTAGTGAAGTCACCAACTACCAAAGTACCTGCAGTGATGTTGTTTGAAGATACAACAGTCAAACCAGCTACCATCATGTTAGCATCCCAAAACGCTGGATAAGTGTACTCTCCTGTTGATGTTTTAGTCAACTCAATTTTAGCAACATCCTCTGGATTTAATACTACGTGAGTAGGCTCAAAGTTAGCCGCTTGAATCTGAGCTTTTGCAATTCTAATTAAGTCCATGATGTTTGCGCCTGGGATAGTACCCGCAAATGTACCAGCTGCGAATGCCGGTGCAACAGCTAACAAACCATTTAAGTCAACACCACCAGCTCCATTTACTAATGAGTTGTCAATGTTTTGCTCAATAGCCTCCATCAATTCAGTGTTGATTTCAGATCTAACGAATGATAAGTCAGCTAACATCTCTTTAGAAACTTTGATGTAAGCAGCAACTTTTTTCACTTCCTCAGAAACCTCCTCATACTTAACCTCTCCATTGAATTTAGCACCTGCCTCATTTACCCACATAGTAGCCTCTCCTGTTGGAGCAACTTGTTTTGTTTGTTGGATGTAAGTAACGAATTTTGATGTAGTTGTTCCTACGTTAGAAATCTCACGTATTCTACGGATAGGACGTGCAATTCTGTTTACTCCTGGCTCTAATACACTCAAGGCAACATTACCAGAGTAATCACCATCAATTGTAGTGTCAGTCTTAACATCCAATGTAATTCTGTTACCTTTCTCGATTGAGTCAGTGATAGCCTTAACATTATCAGAATAAGTTTTAACTAATGCCTCTTTCAAAGTTTTAGCTCCTTTTGCTTTTGGTGCATCAACTGCCTTCTCAGACATTGCCTCAATGCGTCCTTCCATTTTTGCAATAGCTTTCTCCATTTCAGAGTTCTTAACTTCGATAGACTTGAAGTTGTCAAGCTCGCTTTTCAATTGTGCAACCTCATCCTTTGTTGGAACTGTTGCCATTTTTTCAGAGAACAAACCGTTGATTTTTTCAACAACTTGCTCAGGTGTTAAATTGTTTTCCATTTTGTTTTTAAATTAAAAAATTAAAGTTTACTAATTACCTCACTCCAATCAAATGCTTTTTGCTCCGGCTCATACAATTCAACAGAATGGCTTTCCGGTTCTGTTTGTGCGAGTAAAGTCAATTGACTTGACAGGAAGTTGGCTTTCATTTCGAGTTCAAACAAACGCTCATCTGAGCCCTTTCCATTTGCCAGGGCTTTGATTACTGTTTGTAAATCATCTGAAATCTTATCTATATATGTTTTTTTAGTTTCGCTTTTCATGATGTCAACCACATTAGTCAACTCATTTGCTCCAAAGGTAACAGCCGAACCCTCCCAAAGTTTAACCTCTTGAAGTAGTGTAAACCCGCCCAATGGATTAGAACTATCCTTTACAAATTTAGTCTTATCAGATACCCTTTGGAATCCTACTGAATGCTCCTTTATGATACCCTCTTGATAGTCTCTCCATGCATCCTCTCCCATTGTTGATGTGCCTAATCTACCAACAGCAAAGAGTCCATTGTCATCCTCCTGTAACTTACTGAATACTCCGATCTGTTTCTCCCAGTCATGATGTCTTAAGAATGCAATTTTACGATTTGATGCAGCCTGTGGACCTCTCTCCTGGATGGACTTTTTAAACGCACCCTTTTGGATCACATCATTATCAGAGTCTACATTGCCAAACTTTGCTAAATACACAGCAACCTCCCTTTTGGAGGAGTCCATATCTTTAATCTCAAAGCCGCTTTTTATCTCATATTTACTCATACTCTTTGTATTATCGGTCCATGCTGTTGAACATATTGCAAACCTTTGATCACTGTCATACTCACTGTTCATGCTCTCATCACTCATGCAACGCCCAATGAACTGCTCCTCATTCTCTTCTCCTGTTGGCTTAGGTATTGGCATTTGGTATTGGATTAGTTATCATTGAATTTGCTGTTACAGGATCATAACCATAGTAATTAACCAAAGTATTGATAGCTGTTTGTCTATCCATCTGGCCACCACTCACTGCATTATTAAGCGAGATGATACCATCCAAACCGCCGACTGTTCCTTTCAAGTTGGTCTGAGCCTGTGCCAATGCAGCTGCCTGAGCCTCTGTCCTATCTTGTTTCTGTAACTCAATATCGAACTCCTCTGCATATTGCTGTTGAGTGATCACTCCATCTCTAAGCATAACTGACCATGTGTCAACTTTGGTTTTCTCTGCCTGAGCTTTTACCTGCTCATCATCTTGAAGTATTGGCAAGTGTTGGAAGTTAGCCTGCAGATAGTACTCACCTTGTAATCCCCATTGAGCTATCATTGAATCATACATCTGCTGAGTCTCTGGAATGATTGTATCAGTGTAAGCCATACGAATTGAATCCCTCACATTGCTGAATGTCGCACCATTTTCACTTGAGAATAGGTTGTAATTCAATCCAAATGCATCAATAATGGCCAGCTTATCCTCTGTTAGCTCCTCAAATAACATGAGGTCTCTTGTTGGATAACTCATAGGTTGCCAATTTACATTGGACTCAGTGATTATTAACTCATCTTTTTGACGTCTATACCAGTCTTTTTGTATTTTTTGTCTCTCCTCTGGAGTCATTGGAATAGCTCCTCCCATGTCATTGCTCTGAGCAGATAAGATACCAATGGCTCCTAAGTTCTCAAGTAATACATTACGCTTGTTATAACTGGCCATGATGTTTGACAGTGGTAATCTGAGTGAGTCAATCCTTGAGATAGGTCTAACTATGTTCATACCATCTGCAGTTGTCAAATAGATTGAATCCTCTAATTGAATTGTCTCTTTGGAACCATCATCATAAGTGAATACAAACGAATCAATGAGGTCATTGATCTCCATTTGCTTTAACTTTTTACCACTTAGATTGATTTTTATCTTATTGTTTGGTAGTGTTATGATTAAATTACGCTGACCAAAGGACCTTACAGGGCAGTAAGCAACCACATTTGAATACAAAGCATCCTGCACACTCATTGAATAGACTACATCGGACCAGGATTGAACTCCATTAGGCTTAGTAATTAGGTCATTTATCCAGTGATCAGTGACTAAGTTACCATCCTTATCAAATAATGTTGGCACATTAGAGCTCATCATAGTAGATCTCTTGTTAATAACTGACCTAAGTTCTGGAATATCAATGAATAACCTCCATGCATCCCCAGTATCAAGCCAAACAGCCTCTTTTTTACCCCATATCTGCACTGCAGGTGGGAATATTTGACGTGTCAAGTTACGATACCGGTCTGTATTGGCATAATTATCAACAAATGCACTAATGAAATCAAATGCCATTTAATAATGTTTTGGCAAATATAATAAATAATTACATAACAAAAAGGGGGTCTGGTTAAG